GGTTTAAGTTTAAGCGGAAAAGAGAACTTAGCAGTAACTGGTCATGCGGCCTTCCCAGATGCTGGTAATCTGTATTTTAACCCAGACGAATATCAATGGGATAATTATGTTGGGGCATGGGAAGATGCAACATTATCTTGGGATCAGTTTGTTAATACTGCTCCAACTGTAGACCAGACTCGCAGCCCAATCCCAGATGTAGGGACTTTAGTTCTTGCCGGACAAGCGCCGGATGCCCAACATAGGTCTCCAAAGTTTATGCCGTCAGTGCAGGTAATATAATGTCAAAGAAAGAAACCCAGTTTAATTGGTCAGAGTTGTGTTATAAAGTGGACCCGGAGTTGAGTGCACCAGTAAAGCAGTATGTTTTTGATAATGGTAATAAGGTTTTTTATAAGCCCAAGAAAAGGATAAAGTATGGAAATCGAAAGAGCGGACATTAGAACAGGTCTTGATCATACTACTGCCAAGAATGTGGCAGAGCATCTTGACAAGAAATATCCCGGATGGTTATGGGCCGTTCATGTAATGGATGGAGTTGTTACAGTAAAGTCCATGCTTTTGTCTGGTAATTGGGGATTTGTTCTTCACGAAGATAAGATTGATAATGATTACCGAGCAGTTACATTGGCGGGGGGGGAGATTCTAGAGAGGTATAGGCAAAAAACCAATGGGTTTAATCAAGAAAGATACATGGACCTTACGATGGATTACAAGGGTCAATTAGATGGGGACTTTAGTCCGGGGACTGCTTAATGTCTTTAATGAATCCACAACCGCCCCTTAATGTGGGGATAGATTCAGTCAATACTATTGAATCGGAGGCGCCAAAAGAGGATAAGTGGATTAGGATAGCCAGACAGATTTATGATGGTTCTACTGATTACCTAGATGCTAATTTAAGATTTCAATGGGAAAAGAGTTTATCTTTATTTAATAGTAATCATCCTCCGGGTTCTAAATATAACACCTCAGCGTACGAAAAGAGATCTAAGTTTTTTAGACCTAAGACTAGAACTGCTGTAAGGAATCTTCAAGCTGCGATGACCGTTGCATTCTTTACGAATGAAGATGTAGTTAGTATTGAGCCAGCAAACTCTAATGATGAAATTCAGGCTGCGGCTGCAGTCGTGGCTCAGTCTATCATGCAATACAGATTGACCAATACTATTCCTTGGTTTCAAACAATGGTAGCCGCTTTGCAGGATGCGGCTGTTCAGGGTGTGTGTATATCTCATCAGTATTGGGACTTCCATGAGGCAAAAGAGTCTTACATAGAGGTCGATAATAAAAATGAGCCCATCATGAATGAGGAGGGTGAGCCTCAGATTCATGAGCAAATAACAGCTATAAAGGATCGTCCAGTTATAGAGCTTATTTCCCCGGAAAATATAAGAATTGATCCGGCGGCTGATTGGGCAGATCCAATAAAGTCTTCTCCCTATATTGTTCATCTTATTCCCATGTATCTTCAGGATGTAAGGGAAAAAATCAAGTCCGGGGAATGGCTGGATGTCACTGATGAGGAATTGCTTTCTACAACTGATCAGTCCGAGCAGGACAATACTACTCGATTGGTTAGAGATGAACCTAGAATGGACCCCAAAGAGAATGAGGCAGAGTATGGGGAGCTAAAAGATTTTTGGATAATTTGGGTACACAAAAATATTGTTAAGGTGGATGGGGTAGACCACTGTTACTTTACCGCTGGCACAGAGGTCATGCTCACAGATGCTAAACCGTTAAGGGAAATGTTTCCTTGGCTAAGGGATGAGGAGCGTCCTTATGTGATGGGCGCTGTTAATCTAGAGGCGCACAAGACATATCCATCAGGAACGGTGGAGTTAACAGAAGAACTTCAAGCGGCGGCTAATGATATATGGAACCAGCGGTTCGATAATGTTAAATTAGCCATGAATAAGCGGTATCATATACGCCGTGATAGGAACATTGATCTTGATGCATTATTTAGATCTGTTCCGGGTGGCGCGGTCGAGATGGATGATCCTGATACAGATGTGAGGATTGTTGAAACTAGAGATGTTACTGGGTCTGCATACGCAGAGCAAGATCGAATAAATATGGACTTCGATGAGTTGCAGGGTAACTTCTCAACGTCAACTGTTCAGGGTGCTAGGAATTTGAATGAGACAGTGGGTGGGATGAACTTACTTGCTGGCTCCAGTAGCACTATTGCTGAGTACACGCTCAGAACTTTTGCCGATACATGGGTAGAGAAAACTCTCAAGCAACTTTTACGCCTTGAGCAATACTACGAGACAGATTCAATCATCCTGTCTGTGGCTGGTGAAGCCGCGCAACAGCAGTTTGCAAAATTTAAGATGGATGAAATGATGGATGAACTGCTCCGGCAGGATGTTCTGTTAAAGGTCAACGTGGGATTGAATGCGACAGATCCAATGAAGAGAGTTCAGAACTTATTATTTGGTGTTAATACATTGGCACAATTTCCGGGTGTTGCGGAAAAGATAAACTTGCCAGAATTAACAAAGGAAATATTCGGTCAACTTGGGTTCAAGGATGGGTCAAGATTCATTCTGTGGGATGCGGAAGAAGATCCGAGGATGGCTGAGATGGAGAAAGCGCTACAAGAACTTCAGAATATAATTGCTACAGATCAGCAGAAGACGCAGGGAAGAATGCAGATCGAGCAAGTGAAGTCCGTTGGTGATAAGGAAGTTGCTCAAATTAAGGCTCAAGCAGATCTTCAAAGAGAGCTAATAGGGCAACAAACTGATATTCGAGAAGCGCAAATCAAGCATCAAGACTCTGTGACTAAACGCGGAGAATTGTTGCTTCAACGAGAGGCTCTCTTGAGTGAGATGGACGACAAAGAAATAGAGAGAGAGCTAGAAATACGAGCCGGAGGGAAGGCTGGAACCATTGAAAGAGACAGATACAATAAGATTCCGTTTGCTGTGGGGTAAGAATGGATTACTATAATCCCAGCGATTTGAACGCTGAAGATCTTATCAAACGGGTCCGTATAGGACACGCCACAGAAGAATTTATAAGAACTCCTACTGGATTGACAATTGCAGGAAGGGCTATCAGTGATTACCGTGAGGGTATTGAAGCGTTTCAAAAGATGGCAATGCAGGAGTGGGTGGGTTCTTCAGAGGAAGAACTTCAACAATACCGCAAAATCTCAAACAATCTCGCTACCCCGCTAAAGTTACTCCATTGGTTGGATGCGATAATAACCGATGGAGATAATGCGGAAGCGATTGCAAAATATAGAGAGGCGGGAGACACATGAAGGAAGACTGAGAAATGGCAGATAAAGATGCTACCCCAGAAGTGGATGCAACTGAAGAAGAAGTAGGGCAAGGATATAAAGACGATGCTGAAGAGGTTACTGAACCGGAAATCTCTGAAGAGGAGTATGTATCTGAGCGTCAAAAAGCAATGGATGCAATCGCCGTTAAACGCGACGAAGAATTTCAAGAGGAAGTGGAAGATGTTCTTGCGTCTGAAGAACCACAAGAAGAAAAATCTGTTGAGGAAGAGTCTTCACCATTTTTTAAAGATGGAGACTCGTGGTATACCACTATAAAAGTTGATGGTGAGGATATACAAGTACCATTTGATGATCTAAAAGCATCCCACCAGAAAGACAAGGCGTCCCAAAAACGCTTTGAAGAAGCCGCTGAATATGGCAGAAAGGTTCAAGAGCGAGAAGCTCAACTTAATGCGTATGTTCAGAATATGCAAAAGCAACAGACCAAAGAGGTCAAAAAAGAAGTGCCGCCATCGGAAGACGCGGTTCCAGAGAAGGGGGAGAGTGATTCTGATTTAATTAAACAGTATCATCAGGCCCTTTATGAAGATGATGCGGATAAAGCCGCAGAATTGTTTACTAAAGCCTTGGGACACAGAGGGCGCAGTCAACCTGCTACCCAGAATGTCGAAGAGGTTGTTGAACAGGTTCTAGGTAGAACCTTAGCGCAGCAGCGAGCGCAGACTCAAAGACAACAGCAATGGGCTTACCAGAAGTCACTTGAAGATGCAGTCAAGTGGTTTGATAGCGAGTATCCAGATGTTGCTGGGGTTTCTGAGTTGCGCGCAGTCGCGGATAATCGAACCGTTGCCCTTACCGAGGAACACCCCGATTGGACACCAAAACAGATTATGCAAGAGGCTGCTGAATCGACGCGACAATGGGCGAAAGAATTTCTTTCCCCAAATAAAAACGAAAGGGTGGAGCGCAAAAAGAAAATTGTGCAAAACCCAAAGGCGGCCACTGGCTCCTCAAAGATTGGTGAAGATGAACCCGCTCCTTTGAGCACTTCAGATATCATCAAGGAAATGAAGGAATCTAGAGGCCAAATGTTATAACAATTAGGAGGTAGTAAAATGGCTGGACAAGTATGGTCAGTTAGCACCTCCGGTGGTTATATGTATGCCTTAAATCTCAGCAGACAGTTGAGAATGGCAGTACAGCCTATTGTCAAATTTAGACAGTTCTGTGATGTCAAAGATGCGGCCCATCAAGGGTTACATCGAGGCGATACATTTCACTGGAACGTGTTCAGCGATGTTGGAACCCAAGGTTCCACGCTCGTTGAAACCAATACTATTCCGGAGACCTCGTTCACGATTTCTCAAGGCACCATGACCATTACGGAGGCTGGCAACAGCGTTCCGTGGACTGGTAAGTTGGATGACCTATCTGAGCAACCCGTGGCCGAAGTAATTAGGAAAGTGTTGAAGACCGATGCCAAGAAGGCTTTCGATAATCTTGCTTCTGCACAGTTTAATAGCGCAGCTTTACGAGTTGTTCCTACTGCTGGCACCAATACGTCTGCGGTCACTTTGACCACAAACGGAACTGCCACGCTGACGAACAACGTAGCGATGGGCAAAGAACATGTGAAGTCGATTGTCGATACCATGAAAGAGCGTAATATTCCCGCCTATACGGGTGACGACTATTACTGCATTGCATGGCCTACAACTTTCCGCGCATTCGTAGATGATATTGAATCCATCAAGCAGTATGTTGATCAGGGTTTTCGTATGATCATGAATGGGGAAATTGGTCGGTACGATGGAGTACGGTTTGTTGAGCAAACATTCAAAGCGAAGGGTAGCATTGGTACAGCGGCTACTGCGTGGACGAATGGTTTGTCTGACTGGATCGTGTTCTTTGGAGAGGATACTGTTGCTGAAGCGGTTGCAGTCCCAGAAGAAATGCGGGGTAAAATTCCGGGTGACTTCGGGCGTGATCGTGGCATCGCTTGGTACTATCTAGGCGGCTTCGGTATCGTACACACACAAGCAGCCCAGTCACGTATTGTGATTTGGGACAGCGCGGCATAGGAGGCTTATTATGAGTTATTCAAATCCTGTAGTTACGCGCATTCAATCCGGTGCTGTTCAAGACATGGGTAATGGCACACCTACCGTTTTCTCCTTTAAGGGGCCAACGGGTAAAAAGGGTACTATTATTGATGTGGGTATTGAGGTGACGGAAACGTTTGCTTGTGACAGCACTGAGGCATCATTCCAAGTTGGAACTACTGGTGATGCAGATGCTTACTGCAAACTCAATATAACAGATGGAACCACGTTAACTGATACATTCAATATCCAAGACGATACGAATGCTATTATTGCGGAGGCTATTCCTGCCGATACTCAGATCGAATGTACTCCAGTTGTTGGGGTGGATTCTGGTACTGAGGCTGGTCAGGGATTTCCGTATGTTGTTGTTGAGTGGTACTAGGAGGTCACATGGCTAAGAAATTAACCAAAGCGCAGCATACTGCAAGCGGTAAAATCCCGGCAAATGGTTTGTCTTCGTTGGAAAACGTAAGTGGAGAGACTTTAGCGTCTCTTGCTTTGGCTTCCCACGGACCCAATCAATTGCCAATGGGTGTTGTTCATAAGTCTATTTCCACGGATCGTGGTAAATTTACTTTTGACTGACTAATAAGGTCGGGGGGCTACGGCCCCCCTTTCCTTTGGAGGAATTATGGCAGGAAAAATCAACATGATCACGGCTTATGTGGGTGGTAGAGTTGTCCCTGTGTCTCCTAAAGAGGCATATGGACATTCCACTGCAGCAGGTCGTGGTTATTACACTATGGACGACATGTCCGACGAGAGGACTGACGAGTTCGTGAGAGCGCAAAAGGCTTCAAACAACATGGCAAATGTTGAGGGAGAGATGGTTGGCTCTTGGAACCTTGACTTTTAATTGAAGATAATAAACCTACCGTCCAAGGAATGGGACGAATTAACCCTCGCTGATTTCGGAGGGAAAAGGACAGAGAAATCTGTCTGCGTTGTAAGATACGGCGGAATGGGGGACATGATACAAGTCTCTTCCTTGTTTCCTTTATTCAAGGAACAAGGATACCGTGTCTGTGTAAATGTTAGTGAGCGGGGAAAGGAAATATTAGAGAGTGATCCTAATGTTGATGAACTTTTAGTTCAAGAAACAGATCAAGTTCCTAATGATAGACTTACTCCGTATTGGGAGAATTTATCTCAGTGCTTTGATAAATTCGTACAACTTTCTGAATCAATAGAAGGTTCTCTCTTATTGACTCCTCAACGTGAGGAAGAAATTCGTGGAGAGCGAGTTATGGTATCGGCTAGTAAATATTATAACCTTTCAAAGGAAGAGATTCATGAAAAATGTAATGTGAATTATATGGAAAGGACTCATGATCTTGCTGGCCTTCCGCATAAATTTTACCCTAAGTTTTATCCTACCGATGAAGAAGAAAGACGCGCCAAGAGAAGACGTAAAAAAGTTAAATCAAAGTATGTAATTCTGTGGGCTTTATCTGGTTCATCTGTTCATAAGGTTTATCCTTGGACAGATGCCGTAATGTCTAGGATTTTGATGGATAGAAAAGATGTATCTTTTGTAACTGTGGGTGATGGCCTTTGTGAATTATTAGAAGTAGGGTGGGAGAAAGAAAAAAGAGTTGTTGCAAAATCTGGTAAGTGGTCTGTTAGAGATACGCTTGCTTTTTTAGATGTGTGTGATGTGGTGGTTGGCCCAGAAACTGGTGTTTTAAATGCAGCATCTACATTGAAGTGTCATAAGGTAGTTTTATTGTCGCATTCATCTCACGAGAATTTGTCAAAACATTGGAGAAATACTACTTCGTTAGGACCGGAAGATTATCCTGATTACTGTTTCCCATGTCACAAGATGCATTATGGATTTAGTACGTGTAATAGAGATAAAGAGACTGGTGGTGCAATGTGCGCTGCAAAAATAAACCCAAAAAATGTAGTAGAGGATATATTGAGAAATCTTAAATGAGCACATATTTAGTTTTATGTCAAGACATGGCTAGGGATATTGGTATCCCCGGAACAGGGCCAGCTGCTGTGGATTCCACTACTCTCTCTGAAGAAGAGAATGCTGTGGTTCGTTATGTAGCGAAAGCAGATCAAGATATACAGAGTAGGTGGTTTGATTGGGATTACCTTTGGTCTACTGCAACCATGACAACGATCACAAGTACGGCTACGCTTGCGGCGACAAATACTTCGCCGGGTGCTTTTCCAACTGACTTGGGCAATTGGAAGCTTGGCTCTGTTGTGTGGGACCCAACCTCAGAGTCTTATCAAATTTTAGAATATGAACCGTGGAATGAATACAGAGAGAATTACAAGTATGGGACAGTTGACTCTGATATTCCAGAAGTTTTTTCAGTTCATCCTGACAATACATTAGATTTCTATCCCACACCTAGTTCTGCTACTGCAGTTCAGGCTGAGTATTGGGCTACCCCAACTGTGTTAGCCGCAGACGCTGATGTCTCTGCCATACCTCCAAGATTTCATAAGATTATTATAGCGAGAGCTAAGATGTATTATGCAGAGAATGAAGACGCTCCAGAAATTATGGCTGGCGCGTTAGCAGAATTTGAAGACTTATTGGATAAACTAGAAGCAGATCAACTCCCCTCGCAGAAGAATAGAAGATTCTCTTCCGCCCAAAATGCATTCAATTTTGTGGTACGCCCAGAATGAGCAAGTTAAGAAACAGAGATATAAAACCCAGCAGACTTCAATCTACTTACTTCCCCTTTGAGGGCGGCGTCAACATGGTAGATCCCTCCTTGGCTTTGCAGCCGGGTGAGTTAGTTGCTTCTAATAATTTTGAAATTGATATTCGTGGGCGCTATAGAAGAATAGATGGGTATGAAAGATTTGATGGTCAGACTCTACCTTCAGAGATTACCTATTACAGGATTCCTTTTACTGTTGGCACTGCTAGAGATTCTGTATTTGACAGCGCTTTCAGCACTGCATTTGATATGCAAATTCCTTCCCAAGGAGACTTGGTAAAAGGAGAGACGAGTGGGGCTATAGGTTCAATATTGCAAGTGAGTATTGAGGATGTAACAGGAGATGATGAGGCGGGCTCTTTCTCTAATTCGGATGCGGAAGGATATGTATATTTTACTGTGGTCTCAGGAACACTGGAGGATGGAGAGACTATGTTTTTTCTAAATAAAGATAGCGCTTTTGGAAGCGCATTTAATGTGGAGTATGGCTAATGGGAACACCAACAGCGTTAAGAAAGGAAAGATCAGTTCTAACTGGCACCAGTTTTGCTAATAATACTACTGGCGCCATTACTGCTCAGATGGTCAGACAATTTACAGAGTCCGGTATGGGCGGATATGGGACTATATATTCACCATCTGGAACACCAGCCAGTCAAGCAGTTGCATCGTTAGCGACCGCAACAATAGATTGGAATGCTGATTCAGTTGGGGCTAATGGTCCTGATGATACGGGAAGTGTGGCTGCTACTACTGTAGGAACCGATGCTGATTTTGCTAACAACAGGATCAGAATATACGACAAAGGATTCTTCATGGTTAATCTGGGTGTAAGTTTTGCTCAGACTGGAACCGATACTGTAATATGGACATTCAGAATTGCCCATGATATAGATGGTGCTGGTGCAACTTATCCGGGTTATGACGCCGCCGTCCAAAGAGCGGTTGCTACATTAGAGAATATGGTATCTATTTCTGGCATCATTGATACCACGGGACATACTACTTATACAGATGTTCTTGCTCAGGTTAAGAATGGTCATGCAAGTAATTCTGAGAATTTTCAAATGCACTACGGTCAGTTATCAGTATTTAGGGTTGGTTAATGGGCATTCTTGCCACTAGCCTTTCTTACGGCCCTCCAGTATTAAGAGATGCTGATGTAGATTCATCACTTGTATCTGAACTTCAGGCAGCGATTGAGGATCAAAGAAGTATTATTAATATTGTCCCCGGAGAGGGGGACGTAATGGGTGTGTGGGTTTTTAAGGGAAATGTATACGCCTTTAGAAATAAGAGTGGTGGTGCCACCGCCGGAATGTATAAGAGCACTGCAACAGGATGGTCTGAAATTGATCTTGGAACCGCGCTAAACTTTGATGGGACAGTTAAAAATGGAGAGCCCATCCCCGGAGATACTGGAACACCAACAACTATTGTGGGCGCAAGTAGCGGAGCTCAGGGTGATCTGGCTGGAATCACTTATTACCAAGATTGGGATTTTGGCGCGGCTGGCGCTATGGTTCTCACTAATATTACAGGGACGTTCACAGATAATGAGAATCTCCAGATGCCATTGCTGGCGTTTACTTCTGGTTCCATTGAAATGACAGAAGGAGATACTATAGTTGGGGCGTCCTCTGGAAAAACGGCCACAGTTACAAGCGTAGTTATAACAAGTGGGACGATAGATGATGGTGATGCTGCTGGCTATATATCAGTAAAGAATAATAGTGGAACGTGGACGGCAAGTGAAGCCATAAATATTAATGGGGTGGACCATGCCACTGTTAATGGCAGCAGTCAGCCAGCCAACGTAGCGGTTGCTGTGGCTGATGGAACACAGTACGCACAGACTATTAACCCCGGCGGCACGTATGAGTTTACGAATTACAACTTTCGTGGACAAACTACCGGCTTTACAATGTACGGAGTCAATACAGTAGATAATGGATTTTCTTTCGACGGAACTACATTCATAAAATATAAAACTGGAATGGTTACGGATACTCCAGAGCATATATCTGCCCATCAAAGTTTCTTATTCTTTTCTTATCCTAATGGCTCTATTCAGCATTCAAGTCAGGTAACCCCAAATGTATGGAATGCTGTGACAGGCGCAGCAGAACTTGCCGTGGGTGATGATGTAAGTGGATTCTCTACGGAAGTTAATAACGTGATGTCAGTCTTCACTAGGAATGATGCATTCATGTTATATGGAACCTCTGCTGCTGACTGGGAACTGAGAAAGTTCCATGCGGGCGCGGGCGCTATACCCTACACTCTTCAGAAGATGGATCAAACATTCTTCCTAGATGATCGGGGCATTACTTCGATCTTTACAGTTCAGTACTTTGGTGACTTCCAGTCTGCTGTGGCTTCAGATAAAATTGACCCCTATATACAAAGCAAGAAGTCCAGCACCGTTGGCTCTTTGAGAGTTAGAGGAAAGAATCAATACCGATTATTTTTTGATGACAAGACTGGGGTTGAAATGACGTTCATCAACAAAAAGAATCAGGGTTTGATGCCTTTCACTTTGGCTCACCAAGTTAAATGTACGGCCTCTGCTGAAGACTCCAATGGATTTGAGGTTTTATATGGTGGTTTTGATGATGGCTATGTCAGAAGATTTGATTCCGGCACGAGTTTTGATGGGGACACGGTTGGGTCATTCGTAAGAAGCGCGTATTATCACTACGATTCTCCGGGTTCTAGGAAGAGATTCAGAGAGTTAAACCTAGAGATCAACGCAGACACATCAACCACGCTGACAGTCACACCTGATTATGATTTTGGTGGCACGTTTTCACCCCCATCGTCTCCTGTTTCCAGCAGTTACTCTGTCTCCGTAACGGCAGATGCTTGGAATCAATCAGATATAAGCAATAGCAGTACAGGGGTTACGGTGCTTGCTTCGCAACGAGTAAAGATAAACGGGATAGGAACGAACATGGGATTGATTATTGCAAATAGCTCGATTTATGATAAGCCGATTACGCTCCAAGGGGCAATCGTAGACTTTACGCCACTGGGCGTTAGGAGATAGGCATGGTAGATATCAGTAAATATAAAGGCAAAGGACCAGCAGATATTTTTGCTTTAGGGGGCACAGGTCCAGAAGCGAAAGCGGCTTGGCTAGCACAGGATGAGAGTAGATCTGGAAAAGATTTTGGAGACGTAAGCGGCGAATTTAGAAGAGAAGGCAGAAGGTCTGCTACTGGTCAAGAAACCCAGAAGTTTCAGGATTGGACGACAGGCTCTTCAGGTTATACGGATATCTATAGAAAGGGAAAAGCCGGTGAAATAGAAGGTCCAGAGTATGATTTGAAGCAAAGAGGATGGGATGTAGATATACAAGGCTACCCTACAGACTGGAATGTAGTATACGAGGATGATCGTATGGCTATTACTCCCAAGGGGGGGAAGACATATTACAAACCTACAGGTGGTGGTGGCGGAGATGGTGATACCACGACAGGTGGTGGCACTGTAGTTACCGGAGTCCAGCCATTTGCCTTATCCACACTCACTGATGAGATGGATTTAAGTAATGCTATAGCAGGTTTGCTTGATCAGAACAGTCCATTATTTAAGGCGGCAGGGAATGCGGCTATGCAGAGGATGGCTAAACGAGGGTTGGGAATTGTTAATAGCTCCATAGCATTTGGAGAAGTGGAAAGGGCTATACTTGATGTGGCTATGCCCATCGCTAAAGCAGAAGTTGATAACCTTATAGCCAACTTAAATAAAAATACAGAATGGACAAATGCTGAAAGGAAACAGGCAAATGACTATGTGTTTGGTAAGATGCTTAAAGATATAGACAACGCAGCGGCTTACAAATTAGGTCTAATGAAAGAAGAGTTTGGGTTAGACAGGGCGCGCTATGGTGGTTTGGCTGATGTTATGGCCGCAGATAAGACTAAACCAGATTATTGGGATAAATACATGAATCTCGTGAGGGGGAGCTAACAGCGACTTAATAAGTGATAAGAAAAGCGGAGAATAAGGATATCTCCGGGATCATGGAACTTGTTAAGGAGGCACATAGCAGATCCGTATCCCAGTTTGTTAAGTTAGATCCTCAAACGATAAGAAAGAATGTGCAGATATGTATTTTATCTGCTGAACATTTTGTTCTGGTAGTTGAATTGGATGG